GAGTCTAGATTTTATATCTTCTTTTTCTTTTTCTAATTTATTTAACGCATGCTGTTTATGCTGTATAGGCGACTCACAAGTAGGACAATTTTCATTCTCATTAAAGAACATTATTTTTTCTTGTATCTCAGCAATACGAATTTCATTTATTGCAACTAGTTTTTTTGCTTTGTCTATACGATCAAATACATCTACTGAATCAGTAGTTAAGTTATCAATTTCTAAAATCCTTTTATTTAATACAAATATTTTATTTTGTATCTCTTTTATATCTTCTTTATACTTTTCTATTTTTTCATCTATCTTAACTATATTTTCTTGTTTAGAAACTGATAAATTTTCAAGTATAGTTTTTTGAGCTTGTATATTTGATTTAGCTATTTCTATATCTTTATTAACATCAACTAATGCTAACTTAGTATCAACTGCTCTTATTTTAAGTATATCATTCATTTTACTAAAAATACCTATATCTAAGATATCTTCAATAACTAATCTACGTTGATATGTAGGTAATTGCATAAAAGGAATATAAGAAGCAGATCCTAAAATACAAACTTGACAGAATGTTCTATAATTAATTTTAAGTATTTGTTCTTCTATTTTCTTTTGACAATCACTAATTGCTGCTGATTTATTTTGTAATACTCCATTTTCGTAGTATTCAAATATATTAGGTTTAATTCCTCTTCTTATTTTGTAAGTATTTGTACCAGAAGAAAATTCAATTTCTACTTCAGTATTTTTACCATTAATTGAGTTAATTAATTGGTTTTTCTTTACTTGTCTAAATGGTTCTCCGAATAAAACAAAGGTAAGAGCATCAAGCATGGTAGATTTACCATCACCATTTTTTCCTACCACGATTGTACTTCGTGTTTTATTTAATTGTATTTCACACCAAACATTACCTGTTGAGAGAAAATTACGCCATTTCAATTTATGAAATATTATCATTCTTTAGCAATATTCTCGCTTGCGATCGCTTCAGCATGCAACGAGTTTAAATATAATTTAAGTTTATTTTTTTCAATACTAGTTGTGATTGTATCAATATAACCATTTAATATGCTAATAGTATCTTCTACGTTAATTTCATCAGATACATTAGCAGATGAAAAATCAACAAACGTTTCAAGTATTTTAACATCATATGGATTATGATTATGTAGATTCTTTATAAATGTATCAAACTTTAATAAATTTTTACGATTTGTTATAATTACTTTTATATATTTGTTTCGATAGTCTTCAAAGTTAGGTGGATTTTCAGCAAAATAAGATTCATCGTATTCTACTTTTAAGAACATAGTATTTGGATTTTGTATAAATTCTAACGAACGTGTTGCTGTATCAAATATATGAAAACCTTTTTTATCATTATAATCATTCCAAGTCATTTCATATGGAGCACCTAAGTAAATAATATTATCTTTTTGTGAACGATGATGAAAATGACCTGTTAATAATAAATCAAATTTTATAAATTTATCTTTATCATCTCCATCTTTAGATGGTGAACCTGTATGCATTTCAAATCCTTTAATATTAAAATGACCAATACACATTTCAGCTTTTGTATTCTTTATTTCATTCCAACATTTTTGTAAATTATCTTCACATATCCAAGGAATACTACAAAATACTGATTCTTTTATTTTTATTGTCTGAGGTTCGTATAAGACTTTAATATTTAAATATTCTTTTAGGAGTAATTGTATGCTATTAATTTCATTTGTATTTCTAAAGTATGTGTCATGATTACCAATTACAACATACATTGTAATCCCTCTTTCTTTTAACCTTTCAAAGAAAAATCTTTTACACTCTTTTAATGTATAATAATTTATATATTTACGTCTATCAAATACATCACCTAAATGTAAAACTGTATCAATTTTTAATTCATCTATTTTGGGAAAAAACGTATTATCAAAGAAATTATTTTGATATTCTATAAAGTGGCTAATATCGTTTCTTACACCAAAATGTGTGTCAGTTATAATCGCTATCTTTGTCATCATCTAAAGTTTCAATATTATTTTTTATTTTTCTTGCTATGGATTTTTTAATCAACCAATTGTCAAAGTTATTTTGACTCTGTATTGCTTGTTCCATCTTACCTAAAAATTTATCAAAGTTTCTTTCTGCTTCTGATATTTGTTCAGGGGACATACCAAGTTCTTGAAAAAATGTAGGTGGTAAAGATGTAAGAATTTTAGTTTTAATATAAGATTGTTTTCTTTCTTTCATTATACGTCTTAGAAACGCATAATATATTATTTGTGTAAAATAAGCGAAGGGGTTTTTAGATTTATCTGGATCAAAGTTATGAAGATATTGAATACAATTTTCAACACCATCTAATATCATATCATCTAGATATGTATAATTATTAAAATTCGGACGAGTAGCCAATCTTGTTGATATTTTTAAAATACATTCACCTATGTAGTTAGGGATAGCAGGTCTATCTTCACCACAATCTTCTGCATCAGCACAATCTTTTTTCCAAGAAATTAATGCTTTTAAAAATTCAGCATTATTTACATAATGTATTTTTGGCTCTTTTACTTTTTTATTCATAATAAAGGATTTAAATATTTAAATAGAAAACAATATTATACTTTAAAATATGTTCTAAGTAAAGTATTTTACTACTTAAAGTTTAATCAATTTCATCTTCTAGATAATATAAAAATAACACAACTCCATTTACGATTCCAAGTGCCAAAAATAAAGGTGCACATGTTTTAAATGCAAGTGCGAGTGACCCGAGTGACTTCCAAGCATTTGTAAATACGAGTAATGGTATAATAGATAACCATAACCAAGCATTTAATAGGACTACCCACTCAGGAACTAGTTTGATTAATATTTGAAATTTTTTTAATAATTTAAGCATATTTCTATTTATAGCTTTACTTCCAACTTTTAGCATATTATAATAGCACCTGTTGGTCGCTTTTACTTAAATTATAATTAATCATAATCAAATAATAATTAATGGATTGTTTGATTATTTTTCTTTTTAATTTGGTTATATATTTGTTTTATTTCTTCAACTTCCTCTGAAGATAATTCTTCTGTAAATTCATCTTCATCTGGAACATCAGGAAATTGTTCATCTTGCCTTAAATCAGCCATTTCTTGTTTATCCATAAATTTATTTAAAAAATTATCGTAAGTTCCCATTGACAAAAGTCTTTCATGTTGATTATATAAAGACATAAAGAATGGTATTGCGAAAGCGTGTAATTTCTTAACGAAAAAAATATCTTTCTTTGGTAATGTAAAAATTCGATCATCCGCAAAACTACAATATGGTCCTGCTGTTATTTGTTCTATAATTCCACCTTGTCGAGTAATTCTTGGATAATGTTTAAGTGCGAATGGATATTCGATTGTTATTTCTTTTTCGTCTTCTTTTAAACGAATACCTAAAAGAGATTCACCTGTTGATAATTTTACGATAACAAAATCTTCAGTCGATCTTATTATTCTCGGTGTTGTTGTTAATTTTTGATACATCTAATTTTACCTTTACTAATGAATAGTTAAATTTTTCTTCATCATAAGTTTGCATTCTTGATAATAAATGTCTATAAGTATGATTTTTCCATTTCTTATAGGATAAGTCATCAGCAATATCAAATAAATTACAAGTAGTTTTATCTTTATTTAATCTTAACCCTCTCCCAATACTCTGTAAGTTAAGTATTTTACTCTTAATTGGACTTGCTAATATAATATTCTCAATACTCGGTATATTTACACCTGTACTAAAAGTACCATAACTCGCAACTATAATACAATTATTTGTATCTGCCGCAATATCTCTTACTTGTTCTCTGTCAGAAACAATTGTAATTCCAGAAATTAAATATATTTTTTTATTATATTTTTTTTCAAGCTTATTTAGTTTTTCATATAAAGGGATACCATGTTTTTTTACATATTGATAGAGTACTAAAGTATTTCCTTTACAGTTTAAAGCTAAATTGGTAACATAATTATTTCTTTTATCGCAAGAAACTAACCAATCTATCTCATCAGCATAAACGTTATTTTTTCGACCTTCACGTGATATATCATCATATGAAAGGAGTAAACAAATAATCTTTAAATTTGATAATTTTTTTTGTTCTATTAATTCAGTTGTAGTTATAACTTTATCTACAATACCAAAAAGACCTTCAAGTACTAATCTATTTATTTTACTATTATCAATCGTTCCAGTTGTACCGATACGAAATTTTATATCATTACATTTTTCCATTATGGAGATAAGACTTCTTGCTTTAAACTTATGTACTTCATCTCCAAATACAACATTAAATTGTTGAAAAAATGCTTTTGGTAATTTGTAAATACTCTGCCAAGTAGTAATTAATGTATTTTTTGTAAATTCTTTTGAAAAGCCTGAATAAAGTTTTTGAATATGAGTATCTACTTTCCAACCATTCTTAGTCGAATAATCATCAAAGTCTTTATACAACTGTTCTACTAGATTAGTTGTTGGTACTATAATTAAACATTTTTTATTGTTTTTTAATGTTAAATACCAACGTAATATACAGTACATTATTAAACTTTTCCCACTCGCAGTTGGGGATAATAAAAGCGTTCTGCGTCGTTTCAAAGCGGATATAACAGCATTATATTGGTAATCCCTAATAACTAAACTCGGATCGTTTTTAGAAGTTATATTTAATGAAGTTATAAAGGTTTTAATCTCTTCTTCTTTTATAGGTTCAATATATTTTGGAAACCCTATTTCAGATACAGTATAGCCACGTTCAAAAGCAAACTTACGAACGTAAGGGATTAAACCAGTGTAAACTGTTTTACGAAGTAAATCATAAAGACGTGTTTTTCCATCCCAGATCCTTGCTCTAAATTGTGGTGTAAAATGAGCTCCTGGAACATAAAATGTAAAAAATTCTGATATTTCTTTTTCTATACCCAAGTCGTCTGAAAATACACGAACATGTGTTTCAGTATAGTTTTCAATTGTAATTTGAGATTTATTATCTTCGGGCATTTAAGCACCACTAATAAATTTTTTCCACTCTAATGAATTTCTTATAATCCAGTCTCTTGATTTAATTTGCTGCATTATAGATTCAAGAAGTTCTTGTATGCTTTGTAGATAATCAATTTTAAGTTTGGCTTTAATTAAATCAGCGTCACCATTTAAAAATTCATCCATTTCATTTCTTAATGGTTTTATACCTTGCCACTGTTCCCAGCCAGAAAGTTCTAATTCACTCTTACTCATTTCACCACGATAATATCTGAATTTTTTAACACGCATGCTATTATATTCAGACTGTGCTGATGTAATACGATGTTTATATGAAATAAGTAAGTTTAAATATTTTGAAT